CTTGAATCAAATTTTTTTCCCGTCTAGTAAGAGGATGGTTCTTTGTTCTTCGATCTGTTCTCGGAACCATCATCCTATCTCGACTGGATTGCGTCCGCCTGTATAAAATATGGGACACTCTTCCTCTGGTAGGCGTGTCTCCCACATCATTTTGATCCTGGCTTTCATCCAAAGGTAAAACTCGGGACCTGTTTCTCCTAAATATTCATCAGAAAATCCTGATATAAACCTGACTTTTCTCTTTCCGATGGGTTTCCCCACCATGATTTCAATCTTACAGAAACCAGAGACGTCAGTGTCTAAGTATCCAGCTACCAATTTATTTGATATTTGCTTGCGGCGACCTTGTGGATACTTATTGAGAAACAGTTCATTCCACAGAGGTTTTGGGTGTGGAATAGTTACTGGAGGGAATAGTGATTTTAACCAAGTAAAAGAGTCATTCATAATTGCTTCCGCCTTCTCATCGACTTCAACACGTCGTTGTAATTGTCTCGTTTTAACTGCATTCAACTCATTGTGATAGCAGTTTCGTGGTACCCAAATATAGGGGTGTCCAAACGTAAAGCCTATTGGATAGGCTCTTGGAGTACATATTACTTTGTGGGCGTTAGGTTCAATTATTCCTGCTCCTCTATCTATTTCATTTTCGTGATTTACCATAGATTTTTCCTTAGTGCAAAAATCGAAAATATACTTGTGTTTCTTAACTGTAGGTTTCTTCTTCCAAAGAAAGAACAAGGCGGCCGAAGCAATTCCAGTTCCTACAATTAAGTGGCGAGACTTCTTAAAAGTAAGGGCTAGCAATGAAAAAGCTCCTAAGCCTGCCCATGCAGTTCTTGACCGTACTAGGCTATATAGTTTGTCCTTGACGTATCCGTAAAAATCGTCCAAGAAATGTGTTTGATATTTTCTTTTATGGTAAACGTGTTCTACCAATATGAAAGCTTCATCAACAGTTGGTCTGTCGGTCGAAATATTGTGCCATCGAGCTACATTGCCTCTTGCACTTTTCAACGCTTTATCGGTATAACCATGAGCCAGGAAATGAAATCTAACGTAGTCGATGAACAGTAGTCTATCTTCTTTGGGTCGTTTAGGAGGGATTTGCGGTTTGCATCCCTTATCATATTCGACTACGTCAGCCTGTCTTGGTTGTTCACTATTATTTATTTGGGCAGTGAGTTCTGCAATACTCTCAGTCTTTGCATCTATCTCACCCTGCAGCTCTTGATACATATCATTTACGGCTGCGATGGAAACAGATTGGGTCTTTACTGGTTTCCATACCTTCTTCGGAACTTGTTTTTGTTCCGTGCGTTTCTTTTCTT